TGAAAACTTTAATAGGAATTGACTTTTCTATAATAAAACCAGCAGCTTGTATACTCCATAAAAATAAATATTCATTTATTAGCTGGCCTCGAAATAATGTTTCACTATTATATCAAGAAAATGATGTAAAAATAGTCAAAAGAACAGATGAAAAAGGATCTTTTGCAGATTTATCAGAAAAAATGCGCTTTGAAACGAATAATGCCATTTATCTAGCTGATTTAATCTGTAATTCTTTACTACCTTATTTAACTAAAAATACTTATATATCCTTAGAAGGATTATCATATGGTTCAGGTGGTGATAGAGTCATTCAATTAGGAGGTTATAAATATGTTCTAATGAATAAGTTAATGGCAGATGTTCCTTTAATAAATATGTTCACATATGCACCCATAACTATTAAATCTACAGCAGGATGCGCTAAAAAAGGAATGGGTAAATCTGAAATGATTCAAGCATTTATTGATAAGAAGATAGATCATACTCTTTGCAAAACTCTTAATGAATTTCCAGAAACATTCAAGAAACGAGGTGGGAAAAACTGGATTGATTTGTTAGATGATTTAGCTGATTCCTTCTGGGCTATAGAAACATTAAAGAGAAAAGAGAATCTTTAAAAATCTTATTAAATTACATACTTTCACAAACGCTCAAGTATATATTTTATGCTTTTCTCTAGAAAAGTTTTGTAAAAATTGTTAAGAAAATATTAATTTTTTTGAATTTTTTATTATTGATCTATAAAAAAAGTAGATATATAAATAAAATAAAATTATGGATAACAGTAAAGTATTTCTTAACAATATAAAAGATAAAATTGAATACGGTGAATTTGATGATATTCTTGTAGCGCCTTTCATGACTCGGGAACTATTATATACAATAGTAAAAGATAGTATAGAATCTAAGATTAAAGCTGATCGTACTCCTTCTTTATCTAATACAGAATTAATATAATAGATGATATTAGAGAAACATCAAACATAACATTCGCTATCTTTTGTAAATTAAATATATTAGAAAGAACTGATGAAGGATATCAATTATCTGAATCAGGAAAAAAATTAATTAGGTTGCAAAATTTGATTACTTTACAAGAAGAATTAATAATGGGTTAATGCGAATAGTTAGAGAAACTTTAGATTTTGAAAGAGGTAGAGATCCAAAAGAAATTCTGGGTATAGGATTGAGAGCAGAGTTAGATGAAATGTTAAAAAAACTTAATTCAGTTTATGGTATTGTATATTTTTATATTAAAGATGAATGGTTTATAGTAGATACTTGGGCAGCTGTTAATTCTATATATGTAGATAAAGAAATAAAAAATATAGGATTAGATGAATTTCTTATTCTAAATGATACACAGAGCTGGTCTCCACCTTATAAATATAGAATAAAAAATAAAGAATTATGGCAGAAATAGAAGAAATAACAGTTTATGGATCAAATCATTGGTCTAATCTTAAGCCTTTAGAACTGGATGATGAAGATCTAGTACAAATTGATTGGCTAAAGTATTATAAAGATAAATTCAAGAAAAAACAAATTACTCTCCATCATACAGTTAGTGGTCCAGGTATTTATGGTGATTTATCTCATTGGAAAACTTTTGATTCTCATATAGCAGTATGTATTATAATTGGAAGAGATGGAACTATTAATCAACTTTTTTCATCTAGATATTGGGGATATCACTTAGGTTGCGGAAAGTCTTGGTTGGATAAAGCATCTATTGCAGTTGAATTAGATAATTGGGGCCAACTTGAAGAAAGAGAAGGTAACCTTTTTGCGACTTATGGAAATAAAGTAGATGTTCCTGTTGTACATTATCCTAAAGGTTTTAGAGGAGAACAAATTTTTGAAGCTTATCCTATAGAACAATTAAAGGCTTTAGGAGAACTTTTATTACTTTGGAACAAAACATATGACATACCTCTTGATTATAATGAAGATATGTGGGATGTTTCTGAAAGAGCTTTAGGTGGTGATCCAGGAGTTTGGGCACATGTATCATACAGACCATGGCCAAGTAAACGTAATAAGTGGGACGTGCATCCTGACCCGAACTTAATTTCAATGATAAAAACTGTATCAAATTTAGTATAAAATTATGAGAGCACAATCAGTAGATTTCGAAAGAGGACAAGATCCAAAAAGGGTTTTAGGAGTTGGAATGAAAATATATTATAAAGATATTTTAGAAATTCTAGTTGATAGTGATATATTTAATGGAGAATCAATATGGGATAAAACAGAGATTTTTGTTAACGATATTATCTTAGATACAATTTTGAAAGAACATCCTGTTATGGATGTAGAAGATCTTAGAGAAGCTTGTACAAAAATGGTAGGAGAAATAATAGATACTTGGGCACAAACAACAGAATATGGACAATAATGAGGGCTAAATTTATAAATGAAAGTCAGAAACAAGGATCATTATTTCGTAATACATCAGTCAAGACAACTTTGGTGATATAGTTATTGAATTTGATGAAAAAAAAGATATTTGATCAAGGTGCAATCGAGATTTATTATGAACCAGAATTTTTTGAAGAATATCCAGATATATCAAGATATGTATTAGCATTTTATACAGAAGATGAATATTATAATAATTTAGGATATGAAGATGAAAATGAGGCTAATAAAAATTTAGAATTAGGATGGGATCAATACATCGAAGGTTATGATCATGAAGAAGAAATAGTTACACGTAAAATTATAATGGAACCAGGTTTGATAAAGCATGTAGAATTTGAAATTGATCATTCTGATGATATAGAGTTAAAAATATTATTAAAGAAAAATAAAATATCATATTCTTATGCCTCTTAATTGGAGAACAACTAAAACATACCATTATGTAGATAAAAAAAACTATATGATGAATATGAAAAATCCACCATGGAATCCCGGAGGTGATAATGGACAAGGTGATGCTATTGGTGGAAATATGGATGCTTATCTTGCTTATGAAGATCCAAGATTTATAGAAGGAATAAAACGATGTTGGACAAAAATATATTGTCCAATTAAATTATTTAATATTATCCCTATAAGAAAATATCGTTATGTAGGTAAACGATATCCTACTTCTACTAGAACAGATTTATCAAGAGATCATGTAATTAATACTGTATCAGCATATAAAATGTCAGGTATGCCAGAGAAAGAATTAAAAGAATTTGTTAAACATATTCCATGGAGAATAAGTGAAAAATTCACCTTTACTATTGATGCTTGGTTATCCATTAGAGTTATAGCAGGAATTAAATGGGCTAGATTTTTCTTTTATTTAATAGAAATTCCTTTAATGTTTTTTACAATGTTATGGAATAAATATATTTATAAGAAAGCTGAATTTGAAGATGAAGTTCCTCAATATGAGCATATCCATATCCCTAATGACCAAAAACGACTAGAATTTTGGATTTATCATAAAAAAATATTTCCAGTATATGCACTAGGGAATTTATGCACACAATTATATCTTTCAAAAGATACTTGGGCTAAAGAAATTTTAAGAAAAATTTTAAGAAAAATGGTCTTAAAACATAATTATTTCCAAAAAATGTTACTTAAAGACTTAAAATTTAAGCCTTCTATCGAAAACCAAGCACTAATATATGAATATAAGTCTATGAAAGGTGGAAGATGGTCAACATCTTTAAATGAAGTTAATGATAGACATTTAGTTATATTATCTCCTGAATTAGCAAAATATAATGCTATTGATGTAGACATAATCAGAAAATTATACGAAAAGCACAAAGAATTATTTAATGAAAACAAAGAACAGAATAATAGTATTATTTCCAGGATCTTTCAAACCAATGCACGATGGGCATACAAACTTAGTAGAAAGATATTCCAAAAATCCTAAAGTTAAAGAAATAAAAATACTCATTGGGCCAGGTATTCGTGATGGAATAACTCAGAAAGATGCAGTAAATATTTCTAAATTTCTTCTAAAATCTCTTAAAAATGTTTCTATAGAACCAGCAGGTTATTATTCACCTGTATTGACTGCATACAAATTTATTGAAACTGCTCCCAAAGGAATATATGCTTTAGCATCTTCTTCAAAGGATAACGATTATAGAAGAATTCAAGAATTTACATCTCAGCACCAGAAAAATGGAAAATATTTTGGATTAATTCCATCCGGAGTTAAAGTTGTAGAATTAGCAGATAATATTTCTCCTATACAATATTCGAAAACTTCAATCCGAAAAGGCATTCCTATTTCTGCTACTCTTTTACGAAATGATATTTTAAATAAAGATTTTGAAAACTTTACATTAAATTATCCATACCAAGATACTAAAACGATTAAACTTATTTGGAAGAAATTAAAACATGAAAGCAGTTAAAGATTACGCACCAATGAATATTGCTGAGGCAGAGGCTAATTATGCTTTTGTCTTAAGATATATTATTCCAAAATTAGTTAAGAATGATTCTGATTATCTTCCAATTGGTTCTTTTCGTAAAAAATCAATTATTAGAGATTTAGATATTGCTATTATACATGATTCAGTTGATGAAGTGGCAGAAGTATTGAAAGATCTTGGATATGAACCAATTATAATGAGAGGGTTTAATCAAGTTACTATCTCAATTCCTTTTTTCCAAGAAAATAAGATTGCTCAGGTAGATTTAATGTTAACTAAAAATTTAGATTGGAGTGAATGGACTTATTATTCTGCAGAGAATACCAATTCTATATACAAGGGAATTTATAGAACTGCATTTCTTAGTTCAATTTTTTCTGAAATGGACAAAGAATTTAAATTAAGAGATGAGGATGGAGAAATCGAAGAATATGAACATACTGTTTTAAGATTACATTCAGGTATCTGGAAAGTTAAAAAAACTTATCAAGGTAAAAAGGGATTAGTTAAAACTCCAAAAATAATTGAAGAAACGTTTATAACAAATAGTCCATCTGTGGCCAGAAAAATTTTAAGAATTAACGATATTAGCATAACATTAACATTTGAAAAATTATGGAGTTGGTTTATAAGCGATTCTTTTCCATTTAAAGATAAAAGATATCTAATGCTTTCTAAATTTAAACATCATTTGGATAATGCTAAAGCATATTACCCAAAAGAAATATTATCAGACAAAGAATATAATCACCAATTTTAAAATATTTTAGAACATGAGTGGAAGTGCAGGACATTTAAAGAACATTTGGGAAGATAGAGATTTAACATTTCAAGATTTAAGAACAATCGTTAAAAAATCTCTTAATGGAACATTAGTGGCAACAGAAAAATTAGATGGGCAAAATCTAATGGTTACTTTTAAGGATGGAAAAATTTTAGGGGCAAGAAATACTACTCATTTGAAAAATTATGGAGAAAATGCATTAGATATTGAAGCAATGAAGTTGTATTTCAAAGAACGAACAGTTTTAGCTGATACTTTTACTGAAGCAATGAATGCATTAAAACAACCTATTTTAGAAATGTATGGAAAATATTTTTCTGATTCTCGAGATAATGTTTGGGTAAATTTAGAAATAATTGATAATTCTTTACAAAATGTCATTCCATATTTTACTAATGAATTAAGAATACATAATTTTCAGAGAGTTAATAAAGATGGAAAAATTTTAAAAATATTCAAACCAGATAAATTAAAGAATTTATTCTATAATACACCATACAAGTTTAATAAAGTTATAGCAACTAATGATGTAACAATAAACGAAGATAGATCAAATGTTAAAAAGAGATTATTATTTGATTTAGATTATATGCCATCAGCATTTAATATGTCTAAAAAAAGTACTATTAGAGATTATATTGCAAAATGTATTGAAATCAAATTAGATAATTTAGAAGGAATATCTGAAGAAACAATTGAAGATTTTAAAGATAGATGGGCTTATGGGGATAAAACAATACATATTAACCATTTACTTAAAAAAATAGAGAGTACTTATTTAAAAGAATATGTACGAGAAATGAATAGAAATATTGAATCTATTATAAATGAAGAATTTACTAAAAGAATAGAAAATATATTTTTAGAATTAGGAACAACTGTTTTAGAAAATACTGAACAATTGTTAACATATAATGCTTTAGCTAGTAAAATGATCATTAAAGAAAAAATCAAAAAAGCTATTGATGATCTTTATAAAAACGAAAAATCTAATAAAGAATTATTACAAAAGCACTTAAAACGAATAGAAGTTTGTGGTGGAATAGATAGGATATCTCCTACAGAAGGTATAGTATTTACGTATAAAAATCATCTTTTAAAATTAACTGGGACATTTGGACCTGTGAACCAGATATTAGGCCAGATAAAGTATAAATAAATGATGGCCAATAAGAAAATTAATTAAATTTAACACATTTTGGAAAAACTTTGTATCTTTTAGTGAATATATAATATAATAATAGTTACTAAAAGTACTAAATTTCTAAAACTAAAATTCTAAAAAACTATGAGTGAAAAAGAAAACTACGATGCTCTATTCAATCCTGAAATAGAGATGACAGATTCTTCAAAGAAGAATTTCGATGATTACAAACCAACAGCAGACAAAGGTACAAACAGTGTATATGAATCAGTGATTCGATTTGTCCCTTGGTATGAAAAACCAAAAGAATCTATAATTGAGAAATGGGTATCATGGCTAGTGGATCCTGTTACAGACAGGGGACGTTACGTTGATTGTCCTTCCTCAGTTGGAAAAGATTCTTTACTCCAGAATATTTACTGGAAATTAAAGAAAAGTGAATCAGTGGAAGAACAAAGAAAAGCTGATGTTTTTAGCAGACGCCACGATTTTACATGTTTAATTCAAGTTATTAAAGATGAAAATCAAAAAGATCTTGAAGGTAAAATTCTTTCATATCGTTTCGGTAAGAAAATATGGGAAAAAATTAACGCAGAGTTAAAACCAGTAATTGGAGATCCACATAATCCGTTTGATATTCTTAAAGGGAAATTATTTGTTCTTAAAATTACAAAGGTTTCTGGATTTAACAACTATGACCAGTCAAAATTTGTTGACAAAGTTATTCCACTTTGTATTCCTGATTCTGATGGTAAATTAATTCCTATTACTCCTGACACAGATAAATCTGTTGTATTAAATTTTCTAAAAGATAATAGTCCAGATCTTAAAAGATATGCGTATAAAGATTGGGATGATGAAACTTTCGAATATGTGAATCATGTTATTACATCTGTAACGGGACAGGCTGCAGTTTCAAAGACTTATGCTTCAGTTAGTGAAACAACTCAGGGGTCATCTCCAGTAGAGACATCTGATGTTATTTCATCTGAAGAAATAACTCTTGATACAGGAGTTGGAGATTTGGATATTAACAATATAACAATGCCAGATTTACCAAAAACTGATCAAGGTCTAGGTGGAGACATTGAAGAAGCTTTAGCAGGACTATAATGAATACTAATGAACAACAAGAGATGAATCTATTTGATTCATCTCTTTTTGATTCTATAGATACAACATTAACTCTCCAAGAATATTCTGAACGACTTATAGAATTATTACAACCTATTCTCAATGAAAGATTCTCTGAACCACCTAAACGAGAAATTCATCCTGCACATAATCGTATAAATTTTGCGTGTCCATACTGTGGCGATAGTATGAAAAATAGCTATGCTAAAAGAGGAAATTTCATTTTAGCAGGAAAATTTGCAAATTATTATAAGTGTCATAATTGTACAGAATTCAAAAGAATTGATTATTTCTTTAAAGATTTTAAGGTTGAATTAAAATTAGACGCTATAAATTTTATAGCAGATAATTTAGGAGATTTTAGTTCATATAAGGGAGCTAAATATGATATGTCTTTATTATTGGATATGGAATCCATTGAAAAATATGCAATAGATAGAGATGTATTAAAAAGCAAATTTAATTTAATAGAAGTAAAGCATTCAAAAATTTGGCTCTGGCTGACAAATAGATTACAATTTCAAGAAGATAAATATTTGTATAATTCAGCAAAAAACTATCTTCTCATTCTTAATTTAACACAAGAAGGAAAAATATTAGGTGCTCAAAAAAGATTATTTAGAACATATAATAATTTTAATACTCTTAATTTAGGGAAACTTTATGAATATTCCGGATTAAAACTTGATGTGAATGAAGAACAATTAGAATATTTGAATACTCTTTCTATGATTTTTAATATCTGTTTAATAGATTTTAATAAGCCTATTTCTTTATTTGAGGGTCCAATGGATGCTTTTTTGTTTAAAAATTCTATTGCTAATTCTGGTGCAAATAAGGAATTTCCATTAGATATTCCTGTTAGATTTTTCTTTGACGATGATGAAACAGGTCGATCAAGGAGTATCAAACGATTAGAAGAAGGTGGCGAAGTATTTTTATGGGAATTATTTAGACATGATATGGAAATGCCTTATAGAAAAAAATGGGATTTAAATGATGTACTGCTTTGGTCAAAACAGAATAATAAGCAATTACCATTATTAGATAATTATTTTTCAAATGACGCCTTGGACATGATTAATATATAATTTAAATGAAACGAAAACTTTCCCCAAAAATTCAATTTGAATTCGAAGAAGCTGATCCGCTTCCAGAATTAAATTTTGAAATTAATTTGAAACCTGAAACAAAATCAGACATAAAAATAACAAAGGCAGTATTTAAGAAAAATGTAAGTACAGGATTATTTTAAAATGAGCAATGATATTTTTGATACAGGATTAGTTGAAGAAGAATCTTTAGAAGAAAAATTCAAAAAAGAAAGAATAGAGTGGTCTAAAAAGATATCTGAACTATCAGCTAAGATGAAGAAAGTAATGGATATTCCGTCATTAATGATAGATATTTATACTGAACGTCAACGATGTGTTGAATATCATCATTATCTTATATCTCTTCTTATAAAAATAAATAAAGATTACAGAAAGCAATATAATGATCGGCATGAATATTGGACTAATAAATCACAAGTAAGATATCCGAATGAATCATCTAAGAATACGAAAATATTAAATGAGTTAGCAGAAATATTAGAAAAAAGAGAAATGTTAGACAACCATGCGAAATTTATATCAGAAACAAAAAATAGTATAGATCATATTATTTATGCAATTCCAAAAAGAATTTAAGTTGAAAAAATATCAACAGGGAGTATATAACTGTTTTATTTATAAATTTAGTATGAATATATAAAATAAAATGAATTTCATATATCTAACAACGAATTTATTAAATGGTAAGCAATACATAGGATCGCATAAAGGTGATATAGATGATAGTTATTTAGGAAGCGGAAAAATTCTTTTAAAATCATTAAATAAAAATGGTAAAAAAAATTTTGAAAGAAAAATAATAGAATTTTGTGATCCATCTTTAAATCTTATTTTAGAAGAAAAATATATTAAAGAATACAATACTTTAGTTCCAAATGGATATAATATAAGTCCAACTGGTGGTCATGGATTAAATGGTATAATGCATGAAGAAACAAAAAGAAAAATAAAGAATAAACAAAAAGGGAAGAAAAAAATAGAATATTTTATTGAAAAATATGGAAATGAAGAAGGAAATATCAGATATAAAAAGTGGATAGAAAAAATAAAATTTCCTAAAGGAAATATTTCTTGGATGAAGGGTAGAAAACATTCAAAAGAGACAAAAGAAAAAATAAGTAAAAGTAAAAAAGAAAAACCAAATTTAAAATTAAGGGGTCAAAAATTTTCTGATGAACACAAGAAAAAAATAAGTGAATCTCATATAGGTTTAAAACAATCAACAGAAACGATAGAAAAAAGACGATTAAAACAAATAGGCAGAAAACACACAGAAAAAACAAAAAGAAAAATGTCAATTACTGCAATAGGTAAAAAGAAATCAAAAGAACATATTAAGAATTTAACAGAGGCACAAAGAAAATTTTCTATTGACGTGGGCACAATAGAAACCATCAAAAGTTTAAAACGGAGTGGTTTACTTAATAAAGAAATACATGAGAAATATTCTCAATATTCTTATTCTACTATAAATAGAATAATATCTGGAAGTTATGATTCAGGAATTTATAAACAAGATATTCCCAAAAGAATAGAAATAGAACAAATAAGTAGAGGAAAATAAAATGAAGAAATTGAACGAATTAGAAAATTAAAACAAAATATTATGAAACCATTTTTTATATTAAACAATACAAATATTAATTTTATCTTTAATTATTTAAATGAAAATAAATTTAGATATGGATATGGAGAATTAGAATCTTCTTATGATAATAATCATATAAGAAAAGATATAAAAATAGAAGAATTTCCTACATCAATGGAAAATCATGCTGGAAAAAAACCTGATGAATATGTAGATTGTCAAGGCATTAAATTTATTGAAATAGATGAAGAAAGAAAAAGATATATGCTTTATACAAAATGGACTATAAATGAAGATAATATTAGTTTTATTAAAATGGCTGGCTGACTAGTTATGAATTTTTTAAAAAAAAACAAAATTATGAAAGAACCTAATTACAAAAAATTTGGAGAAACTGTCGAAGATTGGGAAAAAAATGGAATCCCATATGGCAGAAAAGACCTTGTTAATAGATCTATAAATAAATTATATGAAAATGAGTTAAAATGATAGATATAGACAAAGCAAATCATGAAGAGCTATTAAATGAGTATGAAGAATGCCAAATCCAATGGGGTCGATATTCTTGCGATTGTTTTGGGTTTTATTTGAAAGCTCTTCACTCAAAAATTGTTAAATTAGCAAAAGAGTGTAATACTCCTATAATTAAAAGAAATGAATTATGAACAAAATTAAAGAACGAGTAGAAGATTGTTATGCAATAATAAAGGTTGCAGAAGACGAATTAAGAAAAATTAGAACTGAGTGTAAACATCACAAAACAGAGCTTGTAACTTATTCATGGGCACCTGGACATTTAATGCCTGATACTGAGGTGTGTTCAGATTGTGGAGAAGTAATTCAAAAACATGGCTGGACAGCTGAAGAACATGCTAAATATGAAGTTACAGTTAGTAGTAATGGAGATGATGAACAATTTATTGATGTTCCAGGATTCGGTGGAAAAAAACCAGGTAGTTGGTAAAATATGCGTCTAAAAGTATCAGAGGATAGAGATTTTTTAGTTGTTGTGGATTGTACTGCAAATGAGTTGGAACAGCTTGAGTATAGTTTTACAAAAAAACTGGACAATTGGTTTATAATCAAGAAAAAGATAAAATCGGGTTGGGATGGTGAAATTAAATTTATAGATCAGTTTCATAGAATTCCTTTAGGACTTTGGAATGAAGTAATAAAACTATCAAAAAAATTTAAATTTCCATTAGAAATCGATGGACAAGAATTTCTCTTTGATAAAACTTATGATCAATCTAATTTCATAGAATGGTCAAATGATTATTTTTTAGAATCTAAGATTACTCCTTATGACTATCAAATTGAAGGATCTAGTCGTATTCTAAAATTTAAAAATTGTACAGAAGAAATATCTACAGCTGGCGGTAAAACTTTAATGGCTTTTATGATATTTAAATACCTTCTTGATAAGAAAATAATCAAGAAGATGCTTTATGTTGTTCCTAATATAAATCTTGTAACTCAAACAGAAGAAAAATTCTATGAATATGATGATGGGTGTGGAAACAAACCTAATTGGAAATCAGATTGTGTTTTTGGTGGAAGAAAAGAAATTCATGATAATTCGAATATTATCTTTGGAACTTATCAGTCATTAACAAAGAAAGATTCAACCTATTTTGAAAAATTTGATGCAGTATGTATCGACGAATGTTTACATCCAAATTCTTTAATAACTATGGCCAATTTTTCAAAAAAGAAAATTAAAGACATACAAAGAGGTGAGATGGTATGGACGAAAAATGAAAAAACAAAAAAATTAGAAATAAAAGAAATAGATTTTGTGTATAAAAATTTATCTAAAGCTCAACAAATGTTTGAATTAGAATTAGAAAATGGAGATATTTTAAAAATAACTGGAAACCATAAAGTTTTATTAAAAAATAATATATGGAAAAGAGTAGATGAATTGAATGAAGAAGATGACATAATTAATTTTAATATGGTGGATATATAAAATAAACACACTATGTCAAAACAAGAAATTTATAACTTTCTTTGTAAAAATGTTTTTAGAATTTTTACAAAGAAGGGTGGAGTATTGAATATTAAAAAACATTCAATATATAATGAATTAAATTATGATTTTAAAGATGCTGAAGATTTATATGATTATCTACATGATCTAACTAAATCTGACTTGAAATGTAAATTAGATTCATGCCAGAATAAAAGAAAATTTAACAGTTTTACAACAGGGTATAAAATATTTTGTTCTTTAGAATGTAATAATAAATGGCTATCAATTTCTAGAAGGGGAGCAGGAAATCCTATTCATAGAATATCAGAAAAAAACAGGATAAAATGGAAAAAAACACTTTCAACAAAAGTTAAAGAAAGAATTAAGAATGGTTCTTGGACACCAAATGTGACTAATTCTTGGTGTCATTCAAGATATAAAATAAAATTTAAAAGAAATAAAATCATAATTGAACAAAATGTTAGATCATCATGGGAAGCTTTTTTTCAAATAATGAATACAGATTATTTGTATGAAAAATTGAGAATTCCTTATATGTATAATAATGAATGGCATAATTATATAGTAGATTTTATTAATAATACTGATAAAATAGTTATAGAAATTAAACCAAAGGGAGAATACAAAAAAACTATAAATAAAATTAAAGAAAAAGAATTAATAAAGTGGTGTAAAAATAATAATTATACATATAAAAAAATAAATGAAGATTATTTCAAAAATATTCTATGGAATGATAACATACTAAAGGACCAACCAGATAAAGAACGGTTAATGAAATTTAAAACATATTTCAAAAATGAAAATTAAAACTATAAAAACTATAAATTATTCTGGAGATGTTTATAATCTAAGAATTAAATCTAACGGAACAAATCATAATTATTTTGCTAATAATTTATGTGTTTCTAATTGTCATCACGGAAAGACTAAATCTATTCAAGAAATACTCATTAAATGTCATAATGCTAAATATAAATTTGGATTAACTGGAACTCTTCCTCCAGAAGATAGTTGTGATTCTTTTCATATTCAAGCATATTTAGGACCTAAAGTTTATACAATTACATCAGCAGATTTGATTAGTGCTGAACATGCAACTCCTGTATATGTAATAGGAATTGAATTAGATTATTTAGATAATGAAACTAAGAAAAAGCTTTATGATTTACGTAATGTAAAGGCAGAAGAAAAGGATGGAGTTAAACTTCTTAATTTAGAAAAAAATATTCTTAGATCTAATAGAAAACGATTATTATATGTTACAAACAAAATAGCTAGTACTACTAAAAATTCATTAGTATTATTTGCAGATATTAAAAATGAATATGGGAGAACTATTTATAATTGGTTGAGAGAAAATACAGAAAAAACAATTTATTATATTGATGGTTCAACAGATAACGACAATAGAGATTATTATAAAAAACAAATGGAAGATAATGAAGATGTAATAATTGTTGCATCTGTAGGAACGTTTAGTGAAGGTATTGATATTCTTAACGTTCATAATATTTTTATTGTTGAATCTCATAAATCAGAATATATTGTTAGACAAATTCTTGGACGTGGTATGAGATTAATGAGTGGAAAGGAAAGAATAACTGTTATAGATTTTAGTGATAATTTTGAATATGGAACAGGATATCAACGTCCCAATTATTTAATAAGACATTCTAATACTAGAGCAGGAATTTATAAAAGAAAAAAATTCCCATATAAACGATTCAAGGAAATTCTTTCTTAATTTTTTCTTAACATTAATTCTTTTTAAAATCAACAAATTTTTTTAATTTTAAATATATAAATTAAATAGTTATAAATTTAGAAAAAATGGAAAGCACAATTAATGCTATTGCCGATAAGTCTGGTTTTCCACGACATCTTTATAATGTCATTCCTGGAGATAATTCTACAAAAATTCACATAAAAAATTCTGGAGACAATTGGATGAAAAATAGCGAAGAATTTCAAATTTTTCAGACATTTAAACAAAACATAGAGGATAGATTTGATCTTAAACATGTATTTGGATCAATCAATGAATTAGACGAAACCGTTATAACTATAATTTTTTAAAATAAAATAAAAAATATTATGGGGAAAATTAAAGAGTATCTTGTAGATTTGAGTGAAATTGTGGGAGATTTACTTTGGGATGGAACAAAATTCACAGATTTAGATAGTGAAATGGAAATAACACTAGATAATGACGAAGCATATCAATTTTATCTTGAAAATAAAGATAGTATATTAGAATTTACGTTTGATGAAAATGCAAATTCTGAAATTCGAGTAGTAGTTGATGAAAATTCAGATTCATTAGAATCTATTTTAAATACATTAAAAGATAATTTTAAAGATGTTTTACATGTGCCAGGTACTGGCATAACGATTAAAAACGAAACTGTAGCAGATGTATCAAATATTCTTTATGAATTTATAAAAAATGGAACTGTAATAACTGTTGATGATGTTTAAAAAATCCTTGTTCGACAGATAAGTGTAAGGGAGATAATTTATCTCCCTTTTTTATCTTTTTCTTGGTGATGAACTTGATGATCTAGGAGTTGCAGAACTTCTAGAAGTCGAACTTGAAGATGACCTATAAGAACTTGAACTCCTTGATGTAGTACTTGGCCTATAAGAACTTGAACTCCTTGAAGTAGAAGATTTATATGTAGTTGAATTCCTTGGAGATGTTGATCTGTATGTACTTGAACTAGGATTATATTCTGGTCTCTTTGTTCTTGGACTAGAATATGATGGAGTATATGTTTTTCTGCTATTTGAAGTATTTCTTGTTCTTGAATTAGTATGTTTTGTTGTTACTAATTCTGAATTAGATCTTGTCGTAGTATAGTGATTTGAATTACCTGCCCTGGGTTTTCTTACATTATGAGTTCTATAATCTTGATAACAATTTTGATTATAGTAACGATTTTGATTATAGTAACGATTATAAGAGTAGTAATTATAAGATCTAAAATACCATGGAGTATAATACCAAGAGTGGTAATTATTATACCAGGGACTATAATCATAATAAGGATCATACCAGAAACTATTATATGGACTATAATAATGCCCGAAATATAAACGAAATCTTATAGGACGATTGTTCCATTCATCTTCTTCATAATAATTATTTATTTGGTTTGTTTCAATAAATATTGTATCTCTTATATAAATGGTATCTTGTTTATATGTGTCAGATAGAGTTGGATGTTCTTCCAATTCTTTTTGAATTCTATATTTCTCATAATTACTAAGTTCTTCTTGTCCAAATGTCATGCTAAACTCTAATAAGAGAATGGCTATTAAAAGTATTATAAATTTTTTCATAAGTTATGTTTATTTTATTAGATATATATTATATAGTATAAAAACTATGCCAAACTTTATTCTAGAGAAACTTTAACAAAACTTTAACATAAATATTGAAAAAACAAAGGAAAATATTATTTAAAAAGTATCATTATGTTTATATCACAACTAATTTAATTAACGGGAAACAATATGTTGGTGATCATTCGACTAATAATCTTAATGATAATTATTTAGGAAGCGGAACAATTTTAAATAATGCTGTAAATAAAAGAGGTAGAGAAAATTTTAAAAGAGAAATATTAACTTATTGTGATTCTAAAGAAGAAGCATATATACTTCAAGAAAAATACATTAACGAATATAAAACGCTTTCTCCAAATGGATATAATATTCATAAGAAAGGAGGAATAAATCCTGTTCCATTTCCTGATTCACCCACAAAAATCATTAATTATTTAAAACATTTAAAAAAATATTTTAATTCTAATAATACCAATTTAACTATTCATATTAATAAAAATCCAAACATTAATCGCAAGAATACTAATGAAAATAATATAATTGATACTATCAAAAGCGTTCAACAAGAGATAAAAGATAAAGAAATACAAGCCAAATTAGAAAAAGAATTTAAAATTAAAGTAACAATTACTTTCAATTCATATAATATATCTGAAAATAAAAATTTTAAAAAACTATATCTATCAAAAGAAAGTGAAAATCTTTTTTTATATCATAACGATGATTTATTAATTAAATCAAGTAATATGAATGAAATAATGAAAATATTAAAAAGTTTTAATAAAATTCTGCGTTAAGAGTTTGTTAAATGATAAGTATAAATCTTTTCTAGAAATATATAGATATATAAAATAAATCAAATTAGCATTATGAAAAAATTTAATGTAGTCTATAAGCAAAAGCAAGAATTAAGTAATAAATTACATGAAGATAAGGTTATATCAGACTTTAGAGAAGTATATTATGCACTATTAGAACACACTAATATTGTAAGTATTCATGATCTTGATGATGAACATCAAGTTTCATTTCTATCTGAATTAAATGAATATTGGAGTGAATCTGGCGGATTATCAGATAAAGGTAGAAATTTTCTAACAAAACGTTCAGTGCTATTAACTGAAAAATCAACATTAATCCAAAAGAAGAATTATCTCAAGAATAAAACAACTGTCTTGATTAATGAAATACTGCGCCAAGCTGATGTAAAATTCCAAATTTATGATATAATTGACGAAATGTATAGACAAATTAATAGTTCTAAATTAACTGACGTATTATCGCCGGAAATTATAACGGAATTAATTAATGAATCATTTACAAACGCTGGAAACGAATTAGTTGAAAATATAAATGAAGAATTATCTGAAAGCGTTAAAGAATTAAATGAAAGAGAAATTAAAACACAGCAAAGAAAAAATATGGCTAAATCAGGAACTGCCTTACCAGATGGATCATTTCCTGTTGCAAATAAAAAAGATTTGAAAAATGCTGTAAAGACATTTGGTAGAGCAAAAGATAAAAGTAAAGCTAAGAGGCATATAATTAAAAGAGCTAGAGCATTAAATGCAGTTGGAAGTTTACCAGATTCTTGGAAAGTTAATGAGTCAGTTAAGGTAAAATATATCATAAAGAAAAGAGCTAAGACTTTATATGAAAATTTAGCTGAACAAGACAGACAAGAAATTATAGATGCTGTTGTTGATATGGGTTTAGAACCAGGACAATTAACTGAAGGAGATGTTGAATTATTCTTAGATGCTATGATGCCAACTAAATATGCTGGTAATCCTGATGCATATAACTTTGTTCATTCACTACAGGCATAAAATAAAAAATACTTTATTCAAAGGAGCTTAATTAAGCTCCTTTTTTATTGTAGATATATAATAAAATGAAGATAGTTAACGAAAATATAGATTTTGAACGAGGAAGAGGTCCTAAAGAAGTTCTTAATATTGGTGAGGATCAAAAAGTTAAGAAATTTCTGAAAATTGTTTCAGAGGGTATAGATGAATGGTGGTCATTTTCAGAAGATTATATAAAAGAATATGATTTAGATCTGAATACTCTGGCACGATATATATCCCAACACCCAAATGAATTAAATGAACTTGACATACATCTACATCAAATTGTATTTAAAAGAAATTCTGTACGTCCAAATAGATATTAAAATAAATAAAATATGCTTAATACAGTAAATCAAATCTTAGAAACAAGAGGACGCGATTACATAGATAGAATATTATCTGATGATCTAGTAATAACTGAAAAAATTGATACATTCAGAATCCTTTTTGAAAAGAAAAATGGAGAATTAATATTCTATAAAAAGGATAATACTCCAATAACACTAATTGAGAGAACTCTTACAGATATCTGGGAAGATGCTTTAACAGAAATCCCTATTATAGTAGAGCATGCTGATATTCCAGAAAATCTAAAATTTGGTCTTTATTACACTCCTGTTGAAAGACCTCTACGAATTCCTTATAAAAATCTCCCTAAATACATCTTAACTGATGTAACAAAATATGGCTTATCTAAAAAAGACATAGAATACTTTAACTATGATAAAGTTACAGAATGGGCAGGAGTATTATGTATGGGCAGACCTCCTGTTTTATTTCAGGGAAAATTAAATGAAGAACAAAAGAATAAGTTAATAGATTATGATGTAAGAGAATATCATGGCGATGAATTGAATTTCTCACAAATGATTGAAAAAACATTAAACAATCTATATTCAAAAGAAAGCGTAATAGAAGGAATTGTTATACAATCAAATCACAAATTGTCACAAATTATTTCTTATGAATTTGATCTTTTAAATGAAGCCTATCAAAAGGCTCATGCATCTAGAGATTTTTATGATATTACAATATTAAGTATAAATTCCTTTATGGAAAAATATAATTTTCCTGTTTTAGAATCAGAAACAACAGATGAAATGTATATTGATATAGTCAGTGATATATTCAATAAATACTGCGCATTAAATAATATTAGTGAATCTTTAGAACCTAAATTTTTAACACCTCCACAATATGGTCATGCTGGAAAATTAAATACAAAATTCATTAAAAATCCAGAAACATTAAAATATTTGACAAAAGCTCCTATATATGAAGCTCTATTTAAAGTAATTTTATCTTCTTTCAGAAAATTTAAAAAACCTTATGGATTATTAAATGAATCTATATGCGAAAAATTTAATACATACGTCTATTTAATTAAAGATAAGATTAATGAAGAAATTAATACAGTTGAAAGTACAAACAATTATATAGAAACTGTAACTAAATTACATGAAGTTCATTCTGAAAATGCTGCAATTGATTCAATTAAGAAAAGAAGAAGAAATGATGTAGATAATATGAGAGTTATCGCTTCTATTCAAAAGGCATTTGAACCGGAAATTCCAGAAGTTATAAGAGGAGAACAAAAATGTGCAATCTATATCACAACATATCTTCCTTTTACAAATTCTCAGTTTGAAAATATACAACAAATAAATAATACTTGGAATACTCCAGTTATCGTTGCAGCAGTAAGTAATAAGTATAAAATAAAGGGGAAAGAATTTCATTTGTCAGATAATTTAGTGAAAGCTCAAATGAAAACATTAGTGGACTCAAACAAAAATCTAATTACAGGATTTATGTTGTTAGATTCTTGGGATTTAACAGAAATATTTGAATATGCTCGTCCAAAATTTGAACCTATTATTATTATAACTGATACAAATCGTAAATCAGAAATTGCTCTGCAATTGTTTTTTGAAGAGGAAGTAACAGGGGGAAGAATAAACGTTGAATCAGATTTTAATATTGGAGAAATGGAAAATAAAGATGAATTATCTGCGTTTAGATCAATTGAAGATAGTAATGGATCGTTATTTATGGAAATGACACCACAACCAATCCATAGTTTGTTTGATAATATAACATCTGAGTATAAAGTTTGGAATGGTTCAGTCTTAGAACAAAATAACAAAATGTTATGAAAATTATAAAAGAATCATTAGATTTTGAGAGAGGTCAAGATCCTAAAAAAGCTTTAGGCGTAGGTAAGATTGCTTTAAATGTGTCAGCTGAAGGAGAAACACAGCAAGGTTTATTACGTCTTTATATGGAACATGTTAATATGACAGGTGGACCAGATTATTATGGATTTGGAAAATGGCTTGCAGAAGATGTAATCGATTTATTCACAGGAGCAACATATGGAGATTATCCAGTTGAAGATGCACAAGATGATTTAGAAGAATGTATCAAAGGATGGAATTCAGTTAAAAAAATAATATAATATGAAAAAATTAAACGAAGATATAACTATATTAGATCCAACATTAGCACAGCAATACGCTAATGCTCAAAAACAAATATTAGATAAAGATAAGCAAATTAATAATCTTCAAAAACAAGTTAATAATCTTGAGTCTCAAAAAGTTCAATTACAACAAGCTATGGTAGCTATTGAACAAAAAGCTGCTCAAACCCAAGAACAACCCGTTAAAACTGGTGAGCATGTTCCTACATCTGAACCTGCTCAACAGGGCCAACAGCAACAAACTTCTGAATCAGTAACCAGCTATGAAGATATTTTGTTTGTTAATGAAGATGAATCAGAAATTGAAACTAATACTCAAATAAATATGAAAAAACTTAGAGAAGACGAAGAAGAACCAAGATTTACTGGACAGTTTATACGTCACGGTAAAGAACTTCACCTTGGTGGACAACATGTTGGAAGAGAACAAACAAATTACATTCCAAATAAGGATAAGGCTGATACTAAGCGAGAATCAGAATTAGAAGATTTAATTCAAGATAAAGAAGATGATATAAATGTTCTTAAAGATCAAATTGAAAGTATCACATCTAAATTCGAATCACCAAAATATGAAGGTATTGAAATGGAAATTGAAGATTTCTTAGGTTCTATGAGCCATGATGCTAGAGAAATTCTTATGTCAGGTGTATATGTAAGTGATCCAGAAATGATGATAGATGAATTATCAAACGCTGGAGTAAAAGATCCTGTAAGTACTATGGAAAATTATTATCATTACTATCCAGAGAATGATCCTAAAATGGTGCAACCCAGAAAAGATGCAGAAGCAGAGGTAGTAAAAATAGAAGAAGAAATATTATTAAAAGAGAAGGAACTAACTGAATTAAAACTTGAATGGAAAGAGGTAGAATCTTTAGGATATGATGAACAAAAGATATTTATATCAAATAAAGCAATGGAAAGTAATCCAGCATCTTATAAGAATTTTTGGAATATAAACGAAGATGTAGATGAAAAAAAAACTAGGGAAGACTACCTAGATACATCATATCTGTTTTATGTTAAAATTGTTGAATATGGAGAAACTTTTATAGGCAAGATATTCAAAATTAGTCCTGATTCAGATTGGTCAGGTGTTGTTAAAGTTGGTGAATCAGCTACATTTGAAAAAATGGCATATGAACCAGAATATGATGAAACGGATATAATTGAATTCTTAAGAGATAATTACGAAGAAGTTGAAATTATAGATAAAGAAGAATATAATGAATATTTTATAGAAGATGAAGCAGATGAAATAATTGAAAACGTTAATCAAGGAACTGCATTAAATATAGAAAAAATAAAAGATAAAATTACTCTTTTTGATAAATTAGTAAGAGAATCAGCAGATGATAATTTGAATTTTATGTATATCTTTGGAGAAACAGGTCCCGAAATTCATGAAGCTTACTTAAAACAGGATTCATTCGAAGCTTTTTGGGAATCTTTAAATATAGACCAGCAGTATGAATTATATAATTGGTTAGAACATACAAATTTTATGAATGAATGAACGCAAAATTTATATATGAAGAAATAGGATTTGAAAGAGGACAAGATCCAAAGGATGTTTTGGGCGTTGGAAAAATACCTTATTATTATCATAAATTAAATCAGCTAGCAAATGAATTAGGATTTATGGAAGCGCAACATTCTAATACTCTTAATGCATCTGGATCTGGAAAAACTATTGCAAAATGGATTGATAGACGTGGTTCTAAAGTTCTTTTTTATGCTGGTGATAAAAACAATATAAAAGATACTTTAGGAATCTATGCTTATAAACCAGATGCAGGTTATCAATTCTATGATGATTTCTTTCCTGTAGATTTATGGCTTAATAGACAAGAATGGATTAAGTTTTTTAAATTAAAAGAATAATTTGAAGGAAGAATGATGTTACAGTTAAGTATCAAAATGTTTAAAAATCAAATGAATATATAAAATAAAATTTAAAATAAATGTTACTATTATGAAAAATTACGTACCAACAACGTTGGGCCAATATTTAAATGAAAGTAAATCTATTACATTAAGACGAAAGTACGGAGATAAAAAACCTGTAACAGTAGGAACTAATGCTCCTTTAAGAAATCAGATATTATCTTATGTATCTGAAAGCGTAAAGGTAAGTAGATCAAACTTAAGAAAATTTATTGTGGGCTTAAACGAAGGCAAAGCAAATTCTGCTGCAGCAAGTATGTGGATAAAAAGGAATGCTAAATATTTTGATATTTTTGAAAGTAAAACTAATAAAGTTGTTTATTATAAACTTTCAAAATTAGGAAAAACATTAGTAGGAAGATTTGCTCCATTAGTTGAAAATGAAGAAAATGAAAGAAAATTACTTGGTGAAAAGGCTAAGTATGATTTCGTAGATAAAGGAAAACCTGGAATCTTTGATGAAGATTCAGAAGAAGAACTTGATGAAGATGAAGAACTCGCTGAATCTAAAAAAGAAAAAATTAAGAGAATCGTTGAAAATATCAGAGCTAATAATAAATTATCTAAGAATATACTTCTTGAAGCTAAGGATGACGATGACGAAGAAGATAAAGATGATGACGAAGATGAAAAAGATGAATTATCTGATGAAGATTTAGATTCTGATGATGAAGCTGCTGATGATGAAGCTGCTGATGCTACTGATGACGAAGTAATTGACGATGACAATGATGTTCCAGATGGTGCTGAACATGTTGATTCAGATGTTGATGATGAAGAAAGAGTAGAAATAACTGAATTTATTATTACTGTTGATGATCCCGAATCAGCAATTGCTGAATTAGGAGAATTAGGAGTTGATGCTGAAAAAGTTACTGCTGAGGATAGCGAACTTGAAGGTGGAGATTCAGATTTAGAAGGTGATACTTTAGGCGATGATCTAGAAGGTGGCGATTTAGAAGATGTTGATGTTGACGGAGCTAATTTAGGCGATGAAGATGAATTTGATTTAAGCTTAGATGGTGAAATTGAAGGTGAAGAAGAACCAGTTGGAGAATTAGAAGGTGAAGTTGAAGAAGCAGAAGATGAAACAGATGAATTAATTGATGTTGAAGATGTTGAAGATACAGAAGGCGGCGCTAAACCTGCTGATGAATTAGTTGATGTTGGAGATGATGAATTAGAAGATATAGAACCTGATATGGTAGACGATGAACCAGCAATAGATGCTGAAGAATCAGATGATTTAGGTGGTGAAGAATTTGAAGAAGATCAAATTAAAGTTTCGGCTGAAAATTGGGATGTTCTAAGAGGATGGCTAGAAGATAAAGGAGTTGATATTGCTGATTTATTTGGTGGAGATATTGAAGTAGAAGGCGAAGAAGGAGAAGTAGAAGACGATATCAATTTTGATGATCTAGAAGATATGGATTTAGATGATGAAACTGGTGATGACGATGTCAAAACAGATGATGACGATGATGCAGATAAGGACGAAGATGATGCAGATAAGGATGATGACGAAGATAAGGACGAAGATGATGACAAGGATGAATAATACAGAAATATGGAAAGTAGAAAATGTCCTTTTTGCGAATATGATGAAGCTTGGCCTAAAACTAATTCTGAGGGAAAACACGTTATAAAGTGTAAAGTATGTAATGCAGAAGGACCTCCAGCAAATACTTATGAGGCAGCAGTAACAAAATGGAATGGATTATTATCTGAATTAGAAGGTGATGAATTTAAAGAAAGATTAGATGAATTTGTTAATCCATACGACAAAATAGGTGAAATGATGTTAAAGAAAATGAAAGTTCCTTTATTATTCAAAAAAGGAAAAACGAAGGATGAAACAAATCAAAAAGATGTTGAAAAAATGAAAACTGGACGAATGAAGGTAATGGATTATAAAGAATATGCTAATTTAACTGAAAATGCTGTTGGTGGAGTAAGTGCTCCAATGGCTACATTGGCTAATACACCGGGTGTAGGAAGTGCTGTTCCAGCGCAAGGAAATATGACTGATACAGGTTCAGGTGATTCTTGGGGCACAGTTAATAAAAAACCTTATACTCAAGGAAAAGAAGAAAAGAAAAATGAAACTAAGAAACAGAAAAAAGAGAAAGGAAAAAAGAAGAAATATCGTATAGCTTCATATAATGAATTTGCCAATAAAATAAATTAATAACATGCATAAAGAATATACAAACAAATTTGTTTCGGATAAAGTTGATGTAGCACTAACTTATATAGATTCATATATAGATTCTAACATTTTAGAAGAACTTGTAGAAAGATCTATTTATATTGAAACAACTGGATCAGATAAAACAGGAGATGGAAGTATAACTAATCCATTTGCAACACTAAAAAGGGCTATACAGGATATAAAGAAAAATATAAAAGCAGATATTTATATTTATATTGGTGCTGGAACTTATACATATAATGGAGATTTAAAAGAACTTCAAAATAAGATATTTTTTGATAATTCTGGATTAAAAATTTATGGTACTATGACTAATGTAGTATCTGGATTAACTATTAATGGAGCTGGTGGAGATCATTGGTGGCATTATGATATTGATGTTTCTGCTTGGATAGATGACCAGTATTCAGGTTTATTGTTTGGAAAAACTAATATAGTTGATGAAGCTGCATATCCTATTATATCTAATGATGCATCTACACTAAAGATTCCGGCAATATATCAAACTACAGAGACTGATATTTGGGATTGGGAAACAGTATTTACAGTAAGCGGAAGATATAATATAGATAGTTTAAATATTCCGGGTAATGGAAGAGTAACAATAATTAATTGTAGTTTTAATATAGTTGATGAATTTCAAAATTTAGGAAGAAAAACTTTTGGTGTTGAATTAAGATGGGTAAGATGTAAATTTTACACAGAAGTTAATAAAGAAATACATAGCTCATATACAGATGATAATTCAGAATATTGTAGATTTACTACATGTGTATTTGATACATCTTTAGGATCTTCTGCTCAACCTCCAATAAGATCTGATAATGGGAAAATGTTTAATTGTTTAGTTAGATGTGTAACTACTCCTACATCCAATAATACAGGAATAGTGGTAAGAGGAGATACGATGCAATTAATAAACTGTGCAGTCAAAAATTTTGCTAGAGGGGTAACTCCTATATGGGATGGGATATTATCATTGGCAGGAACTTTAGGAACATTTGATTGCGGAACAGCATTATCTTTATCTGATTCTGGGTCAATATTTTTAGTTGAAACTTTTATATTAGATAACGTTGATTATTTATTTAATAGTAGTTTAGCTATTAAAAGAATTAATATTAATATTCCTACAGCCTTTATACTTTCAGATTTAAATAAAACATATAGAGTTCCTATTGCTGGGGGTACTTGGGATAAATATTCTATGAGTCTTGGTACTAATACATTAGGAAATACTGTACAAGATATTGATGATGAAGTTCTTATTTTATTACCTAACGAATATTTGAACAGAGAATATAGTAAAAAAGCTACTTTAATAAATGATGCTTCAACTGCTATCGCTATTGGTAATAAAAATATGAATACATCTTTAAATTTATCTTTTAATTGTGATAGAGGAGCTGATTCGTTAAAGGGCTCAGTATCAATACTTAATAAAAATGGTAATGATTTTGTATTTACAGATACAAGTTTAGGAGACGATATTGGTTTAACATATGAACCTTCAACAAATGGAGATCATATTACTTTAGTATGTACTTTAGATAGTACTGGAACTGATGCATCAATGTCTTATGATATTGAAA